GCACCTGCTGTTTCCGCAGTTCCTTGACGACAACAAGCCCAAGGAGCGTGAGCTGGGTCTGTTTTTGGGGAATGCCATCCTGAGTAAATGCGCCGAAATATGGGTCTTCGGTGACCAGATCTCCGAGGGCATGGAGGCCGAGATCAAGAGAGCGACTTGGAAAGGACACCGAATCCGCTACTTCAGCGAGACCTGCGAGGAGGTTACAAGATGAAATTCACTTTATACCGCTCCAACTGTCTGGAGGTGCCTGAAAACTGTACCTACCCTCATAAGGTCGAGGTCACCGGGAAGGACAGCCTCATCGAAGCTGTAAAGCACGATTATGTTTGTGCTGAGTACCAGGGCAACTACCGCAGCAACGACAATTTCCTCGGCTCCGACTGCTTGCCGGTCGATTGTGATAACGACCACAGCGACGATCCGGACGAATGGGTCTATCCCTCAGACGTTGCTAACGCTTTCCCCGGTGTGGCCTTCGCGGTCCACTATAGCCGCAATCATATGAAGAAAAAGGGTGACAAGGCACCAAGGCCGAAGTTCCACGTCTTCTTCGCCATCGACCGGATCACCGATCCCGGCCAGTACAGCGAGATGAAAAAGCTGGTCAACAGCATCTTCCCGTATTTCGACACCAAAGCCCTCGATGCCGCTCGGTTCTTTTTCGGGACCCAGAAGCCAGAGGTCGAGATCTTCGACGGCCCGATGACGCTGACCACCTTCCTTGCCGACGACGATTTCGACGCCAACATGGACTCCGGCAGCTACGGCGACATCGTCATTCCCGAAGGCAGTCGCAACGCCACCATGTCCCACTATGCCGGACGCATTCTGAAACGCTTCGGCAATACCGACGAGGCACATAAGCACTTTGCGGAAGTGGCTGCTTGCTGTCAGCCGCCGTTGGAGCAGTCGGAGCTCGACAGCATCTGGCGCAGCGCACAGCGGTTCTATGAAAAGGTTTCCACTCAGGAAGGATATATCCCTCCGGAGCAATACAATCAGGACCTGCAGCTCAAGCCAACCGACTATTCCGACGTCGGACAGGCTACAGTGCTCGCACGGGAATATGAAAACAAGCTCCGCTATTCGCCCTCGACCGACTACCTTGTTTACAACGGTCGGTTCTGGGAGGAGTCCAAGCCAAAGGCACAGGCCGTGGCGCAGGAGCTCACCAGCCGCCAGCTTGAGGAGGCCGAAACCGAAATCAAGAAGGCCACCGATGAGATGATGAAGAACGGCGCATGGGAGCTGCTGGCCTCGATGGGTCCAAAGAAAGCTGCTATGGCTTTCAGCTCAGAACAGGCTCGTTCTTTCCAAAAGTACGAGAACGCCACGACCTACCGCAACTATGCCATTAAGCGCAGAGATTCCAAATACATCACCGCTGCCTTAAAGGAAGCGCATCCGATGGTTGAGATTGACCAGCGGCAGCTCGACGCAGACGAGTTCTTGCTCAATACCCCGGCAGCAACTTACGACCTTCGTATTGGCCTTCCTTCCGCTCATGAGCACACTCCTGCGGATTTCATTACCAAGCAGACCACGGTTGACCCGTCCGATGAAGGTATGGATATCTGGCAGGACGCTTTGGAGACCTTCTTCTGCGGCGACAACGAGCTCATCGATTATGTTCAGGAGATCGCTGGTCTTTCCGCTATCGGGAAGGTCTGTGTCGAGGGCCTGATCATTGCCTACGGTGAAGGCCGTAACGGGAAATCCACCTTCTGGAATACGCTCTCCCGTGTGCTTGGCACCTATAGCGGCAACATGTCCGCAGATACCCTGACCGTCGGATGCAAGCGGAATGTAAAGCCGGAGCTGGCTGAAGCCAAAGGTAAACGGATAATCATTGCCGCCGAGCTGGAGGAAGGCATGCGCCTGAACACATCCAACGTCAAACAGCTCTGTTCAACGGACGAGATCTATGCGGAGAAAAAGTACAAGGACCCGTTCAGTTTCGTGCCGAGCCACACCCTTGTGCTTTACACGAACCATCTGCCGAAGGTCGGTGCGATTGATGCCGGAACATGGCGTAGGCTGATTGTCATTCCGTTTAATGCCAAGATTGAAGGCTCCTCTGACATCAAGAACTATGCCGATTACCTTTTCAACAAAGCTGGCGGTGCAATTCTGAAATGGATCATGACCGGTGCCACGCGCGTGATCGAAAAGGATTATCACATCGTTAAACCGGCTGTGGTGGATGCTGCGATTCAGAAGTACAAGGACAATAACGACTGGCTCTCGCAGTTCCTCGATGAATGTTGTGAGGTCGGATCAGGCCTGATCGCTAAATCCGGCGAGGTCTACAACGCATACCGCAGCTATTGCATGCAGGTGGGCGACTATATCCGCAGCACAACTGATTTCTATACTGCGCTGGAATGCGCCGGTTTTGAAAGGAAGAGAAACAAGTCTGCACGGCTGATCTTAGGCCTGCAGCTTAAATCGGATTTCCTTGATTGAACCAAAGGTGACGGTCTTTGACAGTCTTTACAGAAACTATTCTTAGAGCACTAAAAAACAGGACCTAAGAAAAGTTACGGAAATACATGTCACAGGCCGTCACCACCCACTCTAATTCCTGATGGAGGAACATTATGCGAGAGAAAATCATAGAATAACTTTTAGCCAAAGCCGTGAAAAGCAGCGGCGGCATCGCACCGAAACTGGTGAGCCCCGGATTTGACGGGATGCCGGATCGACTGGTGCTGCTGCCCGGAGGCAAGATCGGATTCGTGGAGGTCAAGGCACCGGGTAAGGAACCGAGACCTTTGCAGGTAGCCAGACACGGATTACTGCGGCGGCTGGGCTTCAAGGTATATGTCCTTGATGCCCCTGAGCAGATTGGAGGGATACTTTATGAAATACGAACCGCATGAATACCAGAGGTACGCAATCAACTATATCGAAGACCATCCCTTCGCTGCCGTGCTGCTGGACATGGGCCTTGGCAAAACGAGCATCACACTGACCGCTATTGCGGACCTGCTGTTCGACAGCTTCGAGGTTCACAAGGTGCTGGTCATCGCTCCGCTTCGAGTAGCCCGTGAAACTTGGAGCGCAGAGCTTCAAAAGTGGGACCAGCTTCACCACCTGACCTATTCGGTGGCGGTCGGAAGCGAGGCTGATCGAAAAGCGGCCCTGACGAAGAAAGCCGATATCTACATCATCAACCGTGAGAACGTCCAATGGCTCATCGAGAAAAGCAAGCTCCCGTTTGATTACGACATGATCGTAGTGGACGAGCTTTCTTCCTTCAAAAACCACCAGTCAAAACGCTTCAAGGCTCTGATGCAGGTACGGCCCAGAATCAAGCGTGTCGTTGGACTCACTGGCACTCCGGTCAGCAACGGACTGATGGATCTGTGGGCAGAGTTCAAGGTCATCGACATGGGAAAACGCCTCGGTCGGTTCATTACCTATTATCGGCAGGAGTATTTCGTGCCGGACGCCATGAACGGCCAGATCGTTTACAGCTACCGTCCGAAACCCGGTGCCGAGCAAGCCATATACCGGAAAATCTCGGATATCACCATTTCGATGAAATCCACGGACCACCTGAAGATGCCGGAACTCATATCCAGCGAATACAAGGTCTATCTCAGTCCCAATGAGCAGGACGCCTACGACGAGATGAAAAAACAGTTCATTCTGGACCTGCCCGATGGTGAAATATCCGCTGCTAATGCTGCAGCCCTCTCCGGCAAGCTCTCCCAGATGGCCAATGGCGCCATTTACGACGATGCCGGGAATACGGTCCCCATTCACGAGCAGAAGCTGGACGCTCTGGAGGACATTATTGAGTCGGCAAACGGCAAGCCTCTTCTGGTGGCCTATTGGTACCAGCATGATCTGGAGCGGATCATGAAACGGCTGCATGATCGCCATATCCCGTTTTCCAAGCTGGACAAAGCCGACAGTATCCGCAGATGGAACAACGGCGAAATCCCGGTAGCCCTGATTCACCCGGCTTCTGCGGGACACGGCCTCAATCTTCAGACCGGCGGCAACACCATCGTCTGGTTCGGCCTCACATGGTCCTTGGAGCTCTATTCCCAGACCATAGCAAGGCTCTGGCGGCAAGGTCAGACTGCCGAAACTGTGGTCGTTCAGCATATCGTGACGGACGGCACTATTGATGAGCAGATTCTCCGGGCACTTAAGGCCAAAGACAAAACGCAGTCGGCTCTGATCGCTGCGGTCAAGGCAAATCTGAAAATCTAATGACAATATTCGACAATCCACGCCAATCCGAGTGATCACAAATTCGGAGGTGCGACTTTGAACCCATACGAGAATCTGGCAAACGCCATCATTCTGCAGGCGGCCAAGGATTACCGGCTAACCGACGACGAACAGCAGCTTCAGGAAATAGAGCGATTCTTCCGTTCCGGCTGGTTCGGTGTCCTGTCAAAAGTCGATCCGGAATTCCTCATAAAAGAGCTACGGAAGGAGAAGCGAAATGACCGCTAAAGAATATCTGTCACAGGCCCGGACGCTGGATATGCGGATTAAATCCAAGCTCCAGCAAATCGAGTCTTTAAATGAACTGGCCACATCCTGCACCGTCGTTTACAGCGACATGCCCAGAAACCCAAATCGTGGAGGCTCTAAAATAGAACGGGCCGTTTTGAAGATTATCGAGGTTGAGGAAAGCCTGAAACACGACGTCGAGGATCTGGTGGAATTGAAGAAGGAAATCATGGCCACAATCCGGGCCGTTTCGGATGTTGAACTGCAAACCCTGCTGGAGAAGCGGTATCTGTGCTTCCTCTCGTGGGAGAAGATTGCGGTTGAGATGCATTACAGCATCCAGCACATTTACCGGATGCACGATACGGCGCTTTCCTGTGTGGCCGCCATCATGAGAGTAAATGAGAGAGATTGAGAGTCGCCTTTTATGATAGTATTATGATGGACAAAGTAAAACCTACGGAAGCCTTGTGGGAGCCCCTCTCCCGCAGGGCTTTTGTTATGCCCGGAAAGCGAGGTGATTATGTGCCAAGGAGTCCAAAGAAACCCTGCGCTTACCCCGGCTGTCCAAGGCTTACTGATAGACGCTTCTGCCAGGAGCACGAGAAGCTGGACCGGGATCGTTACAACAAGTACGAGCGCAGCCCGGACGTCAACCGCAAATACGGCAGGGCTTGGAAGCGTATCCGTGACAGGTATGCAGCGGCCCACCCTCTGTGTGAGCAGTGCCTTAAGGAAGGTCGGTTAACATCGGTCGAGGAAGTTCATCATATTCTTCCTATTTCCCAAGGCGGCACCCACGATGCCAGCAACCTGATGAGCCTGTGCCAGTCGTGTCACACGAAGATCCATCACGAGCTCGGTGACCGGTGACCGTGGGGCGGGTCAAATCTCTACGACCTTTCTACCCGGACAGCGGCGTGGGGTCACGAGCGCAAAAATCAGAAATCAAACGGGGTATTAACCCCCAGCCCGGAAAGCGAGGTGAAATGTGTGGCAAAAGACGGAACTATGAGAGGCGGTCAGCGTGTCGGTGCCGGGAGAAAGTCCAAGGCTCTGACCGATAAAATCGCTGACGGCAGGTTGAACGGTGCGATGGTGCTCCCGGAACCGGCAGAAATCAAAGGAGCGGATGTTCCTCCAGTCAAAGAATACTTGAAAGCCGCTCAGAAGAACGGCAAAGGCCTGTGTGCCGAAGAGGTATACCGGGATACTTGGAACTGGCTCAAGGCTCGTGGCTGTGAAATGTTAGTAAACAACCAGCTGATTGAGCAGTACGCCATGTCAGTCTCCCGATGGATTCAGTGCGAGGAAGCGATATCCGAGTTCGGCTTTCTGGCCAAGCATCCCACCACCGGCAATGCCATCGCTTCACCGTATGTTGCAATGAGCCAGACCTACATGAAGCAGGTCAATCAGGTCTGGTATCAGATTTACCAGATCGTGAAAGAAAACTGTGCCGTGGAGTACGGCGGCAGAAATCCGCAAGATGATTTGATGGAGCGGCTTCTCACCGCTCGGAAAGGAAACTGATATGTTTGAAAAAGTAAACCCGGCGCATCCCGACAAGGTGGCCGACCGCATTGCCGGTGCTCTTGTTGACCTTGCGTATCAAAAAGAGAAGAACCCGAAGATTGCCGTCGAGGTCCTGATCGGTCACGGCATCTGCCATATTATCAGCGAAACCTCGGTGGCCCTCGCCCCTGATGAGGTAGAGACTGCCGTTTCCCGTATAGCCGGGAACCTGCTGGTGGACTACCGTGAGGTTTCGCAGGACAAGCATCTGGCCGACAACCAGATCGACGGCATCCACTGCGGCGACAACGGCATCTTCAAAGGCGTCCCGGTGACTGACGAGCAGAAAAAGCTCACCGCCATCGCCAAGCAGCTCTATGAAACCTACGGCAGCGACGGCAAATACATTCTGGACGGCGACCGTCTGATCCTCTGCCAGAGCAACGCCAAGACCGTCAATCTGCGTGACGTCTTTCCGGATGCCGAAATCAATCCGCTCGGTGACTGGACCGGCGGCACGGATGTTGACTCCGGTGCCACCAACCGGAAGCTCGGCTCCGATATGGGAGACTCCGTGACCGGCGGTGGTCTGCACGGCAAGGACCTCTCCAAAGCCGACGTCAGCATCAACATTTACGCATGGCTCAAGGCGCAGGAAACCGGTGCGCCAGTCGAGCTTGTTTGCGCCATCGGTGACGATGCCGTGGACGGTATTCCATACGAGAGAATCGTGGAAACAGCGAGGACCTTCATTGACCGCATCGGCGGTTTTGAGAAGTTCGCTGAGTGGGGTCTTATATGCTGATTGAGAAAAAGAAAACGGCGGAGCTGCTTCCAGCCGAATACAATCCTCGCAAGGACCTGAAGCCCGGTGACGAGGAATATGAAAAACTGAAACGCTCCATTGAGGAGTTCGGTTATGTCGAGCCGGTCATCTGGAATAAGACGACCGGTCGTGTTGTCGGTGGGCACCAGAGGCTCAAGGTCCTCATCGACCTTGGCATCACAGAGGTTGACTGTGTGGTCATTGAAATGGACGACGCCAAGGAAAAAGCGCTCAACATCGCCCTGAACAAGATCAGCGGCGATTGGGATAAGGACAAGCTGACCCTGCTGATCGCTGACCTGCAGGGTGAGGACTTTGATGTTTCCCTTACCGGTTTTGACCCTGCCGAGATCGACGACCTTTTCAAGGACAGCCTGAAGGACGGCATGCATGACGATGATTTCGATGTGGATGAGGAGCTGAAAAAGCCCTCCTTTACCAAGGCTGGCGACGTCTGGACGCTCGGTCGGCACCGTCTGGTCTGCGGAGATTCCACAAAGAAGGAAACCTACGACACTCTGATGGGCGACATCAAGGCCAACCTCGTGATCACGGACCCGCCTTACAATGTGAACTATGAAGGCTCTGCCGGGAAGATCAAGAACGACAACATGGCAAATGACGCCTTCTATCAGTTCCTGCTCGATGCATTCACCAATATGGAAGCCGTCATGACCGGTGATGCTTCCATCTATGTGTTTCATGCGGACACCGAAGGGCTGAACTTCCGCAGGGCTTTTGCTGATGCAGGTTTCTACCTCTCCGGCTGCTGCATCTGGAAAAAGCAGTCGCTGGTGCTCGGACGCTCTCCGTACCAGTGGCAGCATGAGCCGGTGCTCTATGGCTGGAAGAAAAACGGCAAGCACCAGTGGTACACGGGCCGTAAGGAAACCACCATATGGGAGTTTGACAAGCCCAAGAAGAACGGCGATCACCCGACCATGAAGCCGATTGCGCTTTTGGCATATCCGATCATGAACTCCTCCATGAGCAACGCTGTGGTTCTGGACCCCTTCGGCGGTTCCGGCAGCACACTGATTGCCTGTGAGCAGTCGGATCGCATCTGCTATACCGTGGAGCTGGACGAGAAGTTCTGCGACGTCATCGTGAAGCGATACATCGAACAGGTCGGCTCCTCGGATGGTGTGACGGTGCAGCGTGACGGCGTGACTTTCCGCTTCGACGAAGTAGCTAATGTAGACAATTGAGGCTCCTGTTTTTCTACGATAATCGGTACATATATTTCGCTGAAATGACTTGCTATTCTGTAGCTTCAGAGTGATATATACAGTACCAAAAAAACAAGGAGGTAATCCCATGAAAGAACTACACTACAACGTCACCGAGCAAGACCGCAAAGAACTGGTCGGCATCATCTCCAAGGTGGTCGGCGTGAAGGCCGTCTACAAATTCATGCCCACCTGCGCCTTCGTCATCAACAACATCACCGTTGAGAAAGACGGCACGATGGTCTGGGACGAGCGCACGGATCAGGACACCATTGAGGCGGTCATCATCGCCCTTGCCGCAGCCGGATTCAACCCGGTCAAAGACAAGGCCGAAACCGAAGAGACAGGCCTTACGATTGAGATCCCGCTCGAAAAGGTCTCGGTCGGAAACCTCACCAAACTGCTGGATGCCAAAGGCGAGCTGATCAAAAAGGCCCTCGGCGTCGAGGACATCCGCATTGAGCTCAAGGAAGATCGCATCGCCTTCCCGTGGTTTAAAGAGCTGCCCTCTCCCGAAGAGATCAAAGCCTACTCGCACTTCATCGCAGCCTTGTGTGAGATGGCACTAAACCAGAAGCGCATCACCGCTAAGGAAAAGCCGGTCGACAACGACAAGTACGCATTCCGCTGCTTCCTTTTGAGGTTGGGCTTCATCGGTGAGGACTACAAGGCCGAGCGCAAAATCCTGCTCCGCAACCTCTCCGGCTCCTCGGCCTTCAAGAGCGGCGCAAAGAAAACAGAGGTGGAATCATGCGAGTGATTTCAAAAGCGGCCCTTGAGGGCTTACGTCGCCGGTACAAGCCCGGTACACGAGTGGAGCTCCTGCAGATGGACGATGTTCAGGCTCCTCCCATCGGGACGAAAGGAACGGTCCTCGGCGTGGACGACATCGGTTCCATCATGGTCGCATGGGACAATGGCTCCGGCCTGTCAGTCGCATACGGCGCAGACCTTTGCAGGGTGGTGAGCGGCGATGAATGAGACGATCAAAAAGCAGATCCTCGCCATCCGGGACACCGGCCTGACGAATATGTTTGATACAAACATGGTGCAGCGGCTGGCCTACGAGCGAGACTTCTATGAGCTGGTGGTTTTCATCGAGGAACATCGCAAGGAATATGTGCATTTCATCCTCTACGGAGAGGCATAAAGTACACAATTCCATGCCCGAATATTTGTGTAGAATATTTCGGTTTATATCGCAGAAATGACTTGCTATTTCAGGCGTTTAGAGTGATATATACACTACCGAAAGGAAATACACACAAACGGAGGAAACCACGATGCGTTACATCGACCATACCAACTGCAAGACAGCCTTTGAAAAGGGCGAAGACCACGAGATCCAGAGCCTTGGAAAGCTCACCCGCACGGCCACCAAGATTGCCGAAGCAAATGGCCTCGGAGTTCTGAAGAACCGTCAGGGCTACTACAGGATCATCAAGAAGAGCGGCCTCGGAGCCTACGGAGACGTCCTTTCCAGCCTCGCTGAGGTTGACGCCTTCTTCAAGAACCTCGACAGCCACAAGGCCACGAAATATTAAGGAGGGACCGACGATGATTAGACTGGAAAAGTTTTACGATCTGATCAGCCGCAATGCCACGGTGACGCTGACAAACCGCCAGCTCGACACCACCTTCTTTGAGGGCAGCATGCGAGACATTCCGGACCATTTCAGCAACTGCATAGTCGAAGACTTCTGCGTATCCAACACCGGCGACTTCCTTTTCAAGATCAAAGTCAACCCGGTCCCCGCAAACGAGGAAAAACGCCTCTGGCACGAAGGCAGCCTACGGGTCCACGGCAGCATCTTCCATTACTGGTTCAAGCAGTACGACGAAGGCTCCGAGTTCGGAATCGACGGCGGCAGGATTTCCAAGCTGATGCTTAAGCGCAATGGCGAGATCGTTTGCAACTACGACAGGGGCTGGGATGTTCAGCCGGTCGACGAAGACACTCAATTTGCCTACGAAATATTGGTACATACCGAAAACTTCTAAACCACGGTAAAGTAAATACCCTTGGGACATGAGCCGCTCGGCTCTGTTCCTCGTTATGACGGTCGCTTCAGGCGGCTATTTTCTATGCCTTTTTGGAGGTGATAACACTTGAGGCGAATGAAAAAATACACACCGACGAAGTTCAAGACAAAAGACTCCGTCTATGACAAGGCCAAGGCTGACTACGCTGTCTCGTTCATCGAGTGCCTCTGTCACACCAAAGGTACATGGGCAGGAAAACCCTTCACGCTGATCGACTGGCAGGAGCAGATTATCCGGGACATCTTCGGAATCATCAAGCCCAACGGATACCGGCAGTTCAACACCGCCTATATTGAGATACCCAAGAAGATGGGTAAATCGGAGCTTGCGGCTGCGGTCGCACTTCTGCTCACATGCGGCGACGGTGAGGAACGTGCGGAGGTCTACGGCTGCGCTGCGGACAGACAGCAAGCATCGATTGTTTTTGAGGTTGCCGCCGATATGGTCCGAATGTGTCCGGCCCTCAACCGTAGGGTCAAAATCCTGACGGCCACAAAGCGGATCGTGTACCTGCCGACAAACAGTTTCTATCAGGTGCTGTCAGCAGAAGCATACTCGAAGCACGGCTTTAACATCCACGGCGTGGTGTTCGATGAGCTGCACACCCAGCCCAACCGGAAGCTCTTTGATGTTATGACCAAGGGCTCCGGTGATGCTCGTATGCAGCCGCTTTACTTCCTTATAACCACAGCGGGTACGGACACCAAATCTATCTGCTACGAGACGCACCAGAAAGCGAAGGACATCATCGAAGGCCGCAAGATTGACCCCACATTCTATCCGGTTATCTACGGGGCCGATGAGGACGACGACTGGACGGACCCGAAGGTCTGGAAGAAAGCAAACCCCTCGCTCGGCATCACGGTCGGCATCGACAAGGTAAAGGCCGCCTGTGAGTCTGCAAAGCAAAACCCTGCCGAGGAAAACTCCTTCCGGCAGCTAAGGCTCAACCAGTGGGTCAAACAGGCTGTGCGCTGGATGCCGATGGAAAAATGGGACCGCTGCGCTTTTGCTACAAACGAAGATGACCTCAAAGGCCGTGTCTGCTATGGTGGACTGGACCTTTCGTCTACCACAGATATTACCGCTTTCGTGCTGGTCTTTCCTCCGCTGGACGAGGACGACAAGTACATGATCCTGCCGTATTTCTGGATACCAGAAAAAAACATTGACCAGAGGGTCAACCGGGATCACGTCCCTTACGATGTGTGGGAACGACAAGGTTTCCTGCAAACCACCGAGGGCAACGTGGTCCATTATGGATATATCGAAAAGTTCATCGAACGGCTTGGCGAACGGTTCAACATCCGTGAGATCGCCTTCGACCGCTGGGGAGCCGTGCAGATGGTCCAGAACCTTGAGGGTATGGGCTTCACGGTCGTCCCCTTCGGACAGGGCTTTAAGGATATGAGCCCTCCGACCAAAGAGCTGATGAAGCTGGTCTTGGAAGAGCGCATCGCCCACGGCAGACATCCGGTGCTTCGCTGGATGATGGACAATATTTATGTGCGGACTGATCCCGCCGGTAACATCAAGCCGGACAAGGAAAAGTCTACAGAGAAAATCGACGGTGCCGTGGCAACTGTCATGGCCTTGGACCGTGCCATCCGGTGCGGCAACGATACGACCGAGAGCGTCTATGACACTCGTGGTCTTTTATTTTTATGAAAGGACGGTGATGTGATATGGGTATTTTCAGTGGACTATTCAAATCCAGAGACAAGCCCACCGACAGCACAGTCGGCTCTCGCTACACCTTTTACATGGGTGGCAGCACCTCCGGAAAAACGGTAACAGAACGCAGTGCCATGCAGATGACTGCGGTTTACTCCTGCGTCCGTATTCTGGCCGAAGCTATCGCAGGGCTCCCGCTTCATGTTTACCGATACAACAGCGACGGCGGCAAGGCAATGGCGCTCGACCATCCGCTCTACCGCTTGCTCCACGATGAGCCGAACCCGGAGATGAGTTCTTTCGTGTTCCGGGAAACCCTCATGACGCACCTTCTTCTCTGGGGCAACGCTTACGCGCAAATCATCCGCAACGGTAAAAATGAAATCGTTGCTTTGTATCCGCTTATGCCCAACAAGATGTCGGTGGACAGAGATGAAAATGGGCGTCTCTACTACACCTATTACCGTGGCTCGGACGAAGCCATCAAAAACAAGGAGTTTGCCGTAACGCTTCATCCCTCGGATGTACTCCACATACCGGGACTCGGCTTTGACGGTCTGGTCGGCTACAGCCCCATCGCTATGGCGAAGAATGCCATCGGCATGGCGATTGCCTGCGAGGAATACGGTGCAAAGTTCTTCGCCAACGGCGCCGCTCCGGGCGGTGTGCTGGAACACCCCGGCACGATCAAAGATCCGCAGCGTGTGCGGGAGAGCTGGCAGTCCACCTTCGGCGGCAGCGGCAATGCAAACAAAATTGCCGTATTGGAAGAAGGCATGAAGTACACGCCCATCGGTATCTCGCCGGAGCAGGCGCAGTTCCTCGAAACACGCAAATTCCAAATCAATGAAATCGCTCGAATTTTCCGAGTCCCGCCCCACATGGTCGGCGACCTGGAAAAGTCGAGCTTTTCTAATATTGAGCAGCAGTCCTTGGAGTTCGTGAAGTACACCCTTGACCCCTGGGTCATCCGCTGGGAGCAGTCCATTCAGCGGTCACTCCTTTCGCTGGACGAAAAAGCCGTGTATTTCGTGAAGTTCAATCTGGAAGGCTTGCTTCGCGGCGATTACCAAAGCCGCATGAACGGGTACGCCATCGGCCGCCAGAACGGCTGGATGTCCGCAAACGACATCCGGGAGCTGGAAAACCTCGACCGCATCCCGGCAAAGGACGGCGGCGACCTGTACCTCATTAACGGCAATATGCTCCCGCTGAAAAATGCGGGTGCTTTTGCAGATACACCTACCGATGACGGAAAGGAGGAAAAAACCGATGAAGAAATTCTGGAATTGGAAGAACCAGACGTAGACAGTGGAACGGACGCTGTTCCTGAGCGGAACCATCGCCGAGGAAAGCTGGTTTGACGATGATGTCACGCCGCAGCTTTTCAAGGACGAGCTCATGTCCGGCAGCGGAAACATCACCGTGTGGATCAACAGTCCCGGTGGTGACTGCGTGGCGGCGGCTCAAATCTACAATATGCTCATGGACTACAAGGGTGATGTGACGGTCAAGATTGACGGTATTGCCGCATCCGCAGCGTCCGTCATCGCTATGGCAGGCACGAAGGTGCTGGTATCTCCCGTGTCCATGCTCATGATCCACAACCCCATGACGGCAGCATTCGGCAATTCGGAGGAAATGCAGAAAGCCATCGAGATGCTCTCAAGCGTTAAGGATTCCATCATCAACGCCTATGAGATCAAGACGGGGCTTTCCCGTGCCAAGCTCTCGCACCTCATGGATGCCGAAACTTGGATGGACGCAAACAAGGCTGTAGAACTCGGCTTTGCGGACGGGATCATGAGCCGTGCCGATGAGACCGAGGATATGGTAGCACCCACAGTTTCCATGCTGTATTCCAAGGCGAATGTGGTGAATTCTCTCATGGAGAAAGTTGCCGCAAAGTGCGCCATTGACCCCAAACCTACCGTGCCAGAACACACGGGACGCTCTGTGGACGAACTCAGAGCCAAGCTGAACACCATCAAAAACTACATTTAATATGGAGGTATTTCAATATGACTATCGTTGAACTGCGCGAAAAGCGCGCCAAGCTGTGGGCTACGATGGGGGGCTTCCTCGACACCCACCGCGACCGAAAAGGCGTTCTGTCCGCCGAGGACGATGCCGTTTACGCCAATATGGAGAAGGAACTGAACGATCTCACCAATGAGGTCAGACGCATGGAGCGCCGCGACGCTATTGCCGCAGAGCTTGCCAAACCCGTATCCTCTCCTATCACCGAGCAGCCCCAGAAAGCGACCGGCGAAGCCAAGACCGGCAGAGCGTCTAACGCCTACCGCGAGGATTTCGGTCTGCATCTGCGCGGCAAACGTATGCTCCACAATGTGCTCTCCGAGGGCGTGGACGCCAACGGCGGCTATCTCGTCCCCACGGAGTTTGAGAAGTTCATCGTGGACACGCTCAAGGAGGAAAATGTGATGCGCCGTCTGTGCAAGGTCATCACTACCGATAATGAGCGTAAGATCCCCGTTGCAGCGACCCATTCCACCGCTGCGTGGACTGCTGAAAATGCTGCCTACACCGAGAGCAATCCCACCTTCGCACAGAAGACCATTGATGCCTACAAGCTGACCGACCTTGTGAAGGTAAGCATTGAGCTTCTGGACGACAGTGCCTTCGATCTGGAAGAGTACATCGCCCGTGAGTTTGCCTACGCCTTCGGTGCTGCCGAGGAACAGGCATTCTGCGTCGGCAACGGTACGGGTCAGCCCACCGGCCTGTTCACCACCAACGGTGGCACGGTCGGCGTTACCGCAGCCAGTGCGACCGCCGTCACCACCGACGAGGTGATTTCCCTAATCTATGCGCTGAAAGCACCTTA